TGGTGAAGGTGGTTGGTGTGATAGTTGGTATACAAGCATTCATCCTGAAAAAGGTGGATTTAGTTTTAATGACATTGTTGAAATGTACAATAAAAGACCGGACATTAAAGAAATGATGTTAACTGGTGGTTCACCAACAATGCATCCTGATTTGGTAAATGAATTATCTATTTTTGCTAATGAAAGAGGTATTGTGATTACAATGGAAACTGAAGGAAGTCACTATATTGAAACAGAATATCCTTTAGGTTTGATCTCTTTATCACCTAAATTTAGCAATTCAGTCCCTAAACTTGGTGTATTAACTCCAAAAGGTGTTAAAACTGATCAAAAGATGATTGACCAACACAACAAACACAGATTACATACTGAAGCTATTAAAAAGATGATCCATTACCATAAAGATTATCATTTCAAACCAGTTTGCAATCCTGTTGAAATGCCTGAAATTTGGAAAGAAATTGAAGCATTTAGAACCGAGTTAGGTATTCCAAAACACAAAACTTGGATTATGCCTCCAGGTGATAATAGAGAAGAATTAGTTAGAGTTTATCCTATGGTAATTGATTTTTGTACCGAACACGGATATAACTTTACAGGTAGAGAACACATCATTGCTTTTGATACTAAGAGAGGAGTTTAATGGATTTATTATCAACTCATCCCGTTAAAAAATTGGATTTAGGCTTCCACGGCAATCTATTCGGCGGCAAATTGCTTAGCTGGTTAGATGCCGCGGTTGCAGCCTATGCTATGGAAACTTGTAGAAGTCAAAACATGATTACTATAGCAATAGACAAATGCGTTTTTAAAAAACCAGCTAAAGAAAGAAATTTAGTAAAAATATATGCTGAGGTTTTAAGAATGGGTAATACATCAGCTACTTTTAGAGTTGAAGCAAGAGCATACAATGTGTTTAGAGGAGACGAAGTTACATTATTAGAAACAAATATGACATTTGTTAGAGTTGATGATGAAGGAGTTCCAATTTCTATTTCCCAAACAGTAAAAGATAAATATAGAATTCCTGAATCAAAATTATGAAAAAACCAGATAATGTAGCAGAAAATCCAGGATTATTACCTTATGGTAGCAATATAGGTGCTCCTGCTATTAAAATTGAAGATACTACGAGTTGGAAATTAGCTAATGCTAATAAAGTAAATCATCAATTACAAACCAGGTTTAATGAATTAAAAGAAGAATACAAAAAATTAGTAGAAGAATATAAATGGAATGAATTAGTTTATAATGCTAAATTTAATTTTGAACCTATTATAGGATGCACTTATCATTTATATATTGGCCGAGATGAAAATATTTTTCTATCATTAATAAAACCTAGTGAATGGAAATATGAATGTGTTGGAAGTTTTGTATTAGATTCAAATAACAAATGGAATAAAGTTTAATATTTATAAGATATGACACCAAAAATTACTTATTTTTATCATAAAGGATGCCATCAATGTAGAGAATTAGCTCCTTTGATTAATGAATTCAAAACCCCTCTCAACATTGAAATGGTAGACACTTATAGTGATAACGTATTATTAGAAGAAGTCCAAGTTAATTGGGTACCTACACTTATGATTGAAGATAAAAACGGAAAACATTTGTTTGAAGGCCCTAAAGAAGTTAAAGAAGTTTTAAGAAAAATAGTTTTATAATGATATTATTTACAGAAAGAGAAATACAAGACAAAGTAAAAGAAATAGCAGATCGAATTAATAAAATTGAACACGATCAACCACCTGTTTTTATTTGTGTATTAAACGGTGCCTTTATGTTTTTTACGGATTTGGTGAAACATTTAGGTGAGTGCGAAATAGACTTTATACGCGCTAAATCATACACAGGAACTAAACAAGATAGTGTATCAATTACTAAATTAGTCGAACTAAACATTACAGGAAAACACATCTACATTGTAGATGATATTTACGATTCAGGAACAACAATGAAGGCTTTAATGAATCATTTAAAAGTTTTTATTCCTAGATCAATTACTCCTGTTACTCTATTTAAAAAAGATTATTCACATCATAAAGATTTAATTTATGGTTTTGAATTAACTAATGAACATTGGTTAGTAGGTTACGGTTTAGATGCTACCAATGGATTAAAAAGAAATCTAAATCACGTTATAGGAGTACCAGCTGAAGATTAACTTTAGTTTGGTCAAAACAAAAAACATTATTACATTATAAAATATAGTTATGGAAAAGAATAAAACATTTACACTCGATTTAGAGTGTGTAAAACAAGGTTATGCTAACGGTATTGCTCCTGGTTTCCCATTCACTGAAAAAGAAAAATGGGCTATGGTAGATGAAGCCGCTGAAGCATATGGTAAATTTTTAGATGCTTTAGGATGTGATTGGAGAAACGATCCTAACAGTTCAGACACTCCTCGTCGTGTAGCTAAAGCTTATGTGTTTGATTTATGGAAAGGCAGATATGAGCCTATGAGCGATATCACCTCATTCCCTTCAGACGGATACGATGGTATTGTTATTGAACGTAACATTCCACTTACTTCAATGTGTTCTCACCACCACCAAACAATCGGAGGTGTAGTTCATATTGGTTACATTGTAGGTGAAAATGGTTCTGTAATTGGTTTATCTAAATTAAATCGTATTGTAGAACATTTTGGACGTAGAGGTGCTATCCAAGAACAACTTACATCAGCAATTCACCAAGCAGTAGAAAAAATTTGTGAAGGAAACATTGGTGTTATTGTAACAGTAGTTGCTACTCACAATTGTGTTTCTTGTAGAGGTGTTAAACACCAAGGTGCATCAATGGTTACTACTAAAGCATCAGGTGTGTTTATGGATAATAAAAACCAAGCACGTAAAGAATTTTTCGATAGTTTAAAAATTAACAACGGAGGACATCAAATATAATATGCTATTAAATTCAAAACAAATCTCAAACCACATTATTGAATCAGACTATTCAAAACGTGCCCAAATCGGAATTGACTTATCAGTTGCCAAAATTGAAATGGTAATGATTGGCTCAATAGTTTACACAGACCAAACTATCATCAAACCAGAAGGCTATATGGAATTGCCTACTCAAAAGATTGATAATAGAGACTGTTGGAGACTAGAAAGAGGTGTTTATTCAGTTACATTCAACGAAGGTATTAAAGTACCTGCTGACTGTGCTGCTAAAATCACTCACCGATCTTCTTTATATCGTACAGGAACTATTATTGAATCACCTTGGTGGGATCCAGGATTCTACTGTGATAGAATGAATACAACAATGATTGTAAATGGTACAATTATTATTGAAAAGAATGCTAGAATTGGACAAATTGCATTCTGGAAAGTAGATGAAGTAGGAGAACAGTACAACGGTCAATTTCAAGGATTAAGTACTTCGTATAAATAAAACTATGAAAACAATTAAATTAAGGCTTGGTTTTCCAAGCCTTTTTTTATATATTCACGTTAAATGTATCAATCTGTATTTTTTGACCGAGACGAAAAAACGTATTATTTAAGAGATGATAGATGGAAAGGTTTTAAATCTTTTCAATATTGGCCTACTTACTATGAACCTGATGCTGAAGGTGAATTTGAAACATTAGAAGGTACTAGAGTATCACCAACCAAAAAGATGACTGATTGGAAGGATACTAAGTATTTTGAAAAAGATGTTGATAAAATAACTCGCCTATTAGTAGACTATTATTATGAATCAGACGACACTCCTAAATTTCACAATATAGTTTATTTAGATATTGAGTGTGAAATAGTAGGAGCATTAACTGAAGATAGTATAAAACAAGCATTAGCTAAAATAACCGCTGTTGCTTTGTACGATAATAATTCTAAAAAGTATTACTGTTTAGTTTTAGATGAAGCAGGTAAAATGGAGATTGCTACCTCTGAAGGTAAAGAAATTATTCCTTGTGCTAATGAAAAGGAATTACTAAATAAATTTTTAGATTTATGGTATGAATTAGATCCTACAATTATTACAGGATGGAATAGTGGTTTTTTTGATATTCCTTATTTATATTATAGAATTTCTAAAGTATTAGGAGAAACAGTAGCAGAAACTTTATCACCAATAAAGAAAATACATTTAACACCTCAATTTCCAGACCAACCAGTTAATTTAGGAGGTATTGCTCATTTAGATTATATGCTTTTATTTAAAAAGTATATTACAAAACAAGAACCGTCTTATCGTTTAGGCGATATAGGTACTAAATACGCTAAATTAGATAAAATAGAATACCAGGGTTCACTTGATAGATTATTTGCTGAAGATGTAGATAAATTTATTGCTTATAACTTACGTGACGTTGAAATTATTGTTGAACTTGAAAAACGAATGAAGTTTATTGAGTTAACAGTTACAATTTGTCACTTGTGCCATACAGAATATGAGCAAATTTATTTTTCAACAATGTTGAATGAAGGTGCTATTTTAACTTATTTAAAACGTAAAGGAATAGTTTCACCAAATAAACCAACTACTTATAATCCATCATTAAGAACAGTAGAAGAAGAATATGCTGGTGGTTATTTAAAAGATCCTGTACCTGGTTTATATGAATGGGTTATTGACTTAGACTTTACCTCACTATATCCTTCAATTATTCGTTCTTTGAATATGGGAATTGAAACGTTAGTTGGACGTGTTGTAAACAGAGGTAAGTTTGATAATCAATGGTCTTTAAAAGAACTTAAATCAATGAATCCTGAAACAGTAGTATATATTGAAAAAGTTAAAAAAGATCGTAAATTATCTCGTACTGAAGTTACAGTAAAAAATCTAATTGAAATTATTGAAACAAATGACTTAATTATTTCAGCACCTGGTGTATTATTTAGAAAAGACAAATCAAGTGTTGTGTGTGAAATTTTATCTGACTGGTTTGCTAAACGTCAAGAGTATAAAAAACTCATGAAAAAAGCATATAAAGAAGATAACGACCCTGTTATGGGATCTTTTTACGATAGGCGTCAACACGCGTATAAAATTAAATTAAATGACGTTTACGGGGTATTTGCTATTAATGGCTGGAGATACACAGATGGAAATAAATTCATTTCAAAAGCAATCACTTTAACAGGTCAAAGATTAACTCAAGAATCAATTAAGTTTGTAAATGAATGGTTAAATAAAGAATTAGGTACAGAAGATAAAGACTATATCGTTACTTCAGATACTGACTCGTTGTTTATTCAAGTTAAAGACTTAATTTTACAACGTAATCCTGATTTAGCTACAGCAAATCAAGAAACAATTGTACAAGAGGTATTAAAAGTAGCTACTGAAATACAAAAATTAGCTAATGAAAACTTACACTCCTTAGTCAAAGAATTATTTAATGTTAATTATCCAGATGAACCTCATTATTTTGAATTAAAACAAGAGGTTGTACTCGATAGAGGTTACTTTGCAGGTAAGAGAAGATACGCCCAACACATTGTTAATAAAGAAGGTGTTCCTGTAGATGAATTGGATGTTAAAGGTTTGGACCTAATGAAATCTAATTTCCCACCACTATTTAGAAAATTTGGAGAACACATCATTAATGAAATTATGTTCGGTAAACCTAAATCAGATATTGATAAACAAATACTAGATTTTAGAACCGAATTAAGAACAATTGATTGGAAAAAGATTCTTAAACCAACTGGTTTAAAGAAAATGAAAGAATATATAGCCGCACCTCCTAGACCTGGAGATATATTTTCGCGTTTAGGATTAAAATGCCCTATTAACACTAAAGCAGCAATTTATTATAATGATATTTTAAGATTTAAAAAATTAGATAAAAAATATCCAACATTTCAAATTGGTGATAAAATGTTTATTGCCTATTTAAAAGACAATCCTTATAGAATTGATGTTGTTGGGTTTAATGGATATAATGATCCTCCTGAAATAATGGAATTTGTAGAAAAATACATTGATAGAGACGGATTGTTTGATTCAGTTATGAAAAACAAATTAGAATCATTATATTCCGATTTAGGATGGGGTGCTGTAGTACTCAATACAAACATTAATAAATTTTTTAAATTTTAATATATTTATACTAAACAGTTATGATTAATAAGTTAGATCTCACATCTATTATTTCCAAGTATTATCTATCAGGAATGATAGAGGCAGTTAAATGGGAAATTAAGGACAACAACCTTACAATTAAATTTACTTCACCTGACAGATCAATGTTAGGAGTAGTTAAACACAGCAATTTTGAAATTGAAGATTCAACAATTGGTATTAGCAATACTACTCAATTAAATAAATTGTTATCTATCACAAACGGTTATTTAGACCTAAAATATAATAAAATAAACAAATTAATTACCAAATTAATTATTTCAGATAATCAGTTTACTCTTAATTATGCTGTAGCTGATGTTATGATTATTCCTAAAGCAGGAGAGTATGTTGGAGATGAAATTTACAATATAGAAGCGGAAATCGATAACGAGAGCATAAATGCCATAGTTAAAGCAAAATCCGCATTATCAGACAGTGATACTGTGGTATTTAAACCATACACTAATGCAGACAACGAATTGCAAGTTGAAATGGAATTTGGAGGTAATATAGAACACGCAAACAAAGTATCATTTTACATTCCTAACATTAAAACAACCAATTTACCATCAGATTTTAAAGCACATTACGATTCAAACATGATTAAAGAAATCATGTATTGTAACAAAGATGTGTCATCTGGTAGAATGAGTATAAATTTAGACGGTATCATGAAATTATCGTTTGAAAGCGGAGATTTACACAGTGAATATTATTTAGTTGCAAAAGAAATGTAAAAAAATTTGGCTCCCCAAGATATTTTTCGTATATTTCCCGTAAATAAAATAAGTTATGACCAAAGAAAAAGAACCATCGTTATTATCAAGTACCACAATCATTAGAGATCCTAAGATTGAACCATTTTTTATCAGTAAAGATGCTTACTGTTACACTATTTACAAAACAGTTACACCAGATACTCGTTATACTGAAGGTAACAAACCAGGTAAAGATTATTTAAAAGCACTTGGTCACTACAGCAATTTTGGTAGCTGTTTAAAGGCATTAGCTAAAGAAAAAATTGATGATAACAAGAGTTATGATTCAATCCACGATTACATTGACTCTTTTAAAAGAGTAGAAGAAGAAATTAAAACACTATTAAACATATTAGATTAATTATGAAACTAGAAGCAATATACAATGCAATTATTGTTAAACCGGTTGAAGCTGAAGAAACAGCTTACGGAAACATTATCGTTCCAGATTTAGGTAACGAAAAAAACAAATTAGGAAAAGTAGTATCAGTAGGAGACGGATATTATTCAGCAACAGGAAATTGGATTAATACCCTTCTTGAAGTTGGTGATGTTGTAGTTTTACCTACTATGGGCTTTACTAAATTAGAACATGAAGGAGAAGAGTATTGGGTTGGACCTGAAAACCAAGTACTTGCTCGCTTAAAAGATGAAACAGAACAACCAGAAACAGAATTACCGTTTTAAACATTATGAGTAAAATTATAGAATTTGGCCCTGAGGCCCGTAAAAAATTATCAACTGGTGTTGATAAATTAGCAGATGCAGTTACTTCAACATTAGGACCTAATGGACGTAACGTAGTTATCGCCAATCAAGGTGTACCTCAAAGTACAAAAGATGGTGTTACCGTAGCAAAATCAATTACTTTAGAAGATCCAATTGAAGAATTAGGTGTTCAATTAGTAAAACAAGCAGCTATCAAAACTGCTGATCATGCTGGTGATGGTACCACAACATCCACTTTGTTGGCTCAAGAGATGGTTAAACAAGGTTTAACACATTTAAATAATGGAGCTAATGCTGTAGAAATCAAACGTAGCATTGATAAAACAGTTAAACAATTAGTTGACTTTATTCGTACAGATATTAAAGAAGACATTTCATCAGAAGACCAATTAAAACAAGTTGCTACAATTTCAGCAAATAACGACCCTGAAGTAGGTGAATTGATTGCTACTGCAATGCAGAAAGTAGGTCGTGAAGGTGTTGTGTTTATTGAAGAATCTAAAAACGGAGAAACATATCTTGAAACAGTAGAAGGTATGCAGTTTGAAAGAGGTTATAAATCACCTTATTTTGTAACTGATAACAATACAATGAGTACCAGTATTAATGATGCTTTGATTTTGATTGCAGATAAAAAATTCACTCAAGTTAAAGAATTGTTGCCTATCTTAGAAGCAGTATCAGCTCAAAATAAATCATTATTGATTATTGCTGAAGATGTTGAAGGTGAAGCTTTAGCTACTTTGATTGTAAACAAAGCAAGAGGTATCTTAAAAGTTGTAGCTGTTAAAGCTCCTGATTTTGGTGATAGAAGAAAATTGATTTTAGAAGACATCGCTATTTTAACTGGTGGTCAAGTATTCAGCACTGAAAAAGGTATGAAACTAGACAAATTCAGTTGGGATTGGTTTGGTGAAGCTAGAGTAGTTACAGTAAATAAAGATACTACAACATTGGTTGATGGTAAAGGTGATGCAGATAAAATTGCTGCTCGTATTGAAGAATTACAATCACAAATCGAAAAATCAACTTCACCATATGAAAAAGAAAAATTGCAAGAACGTTTAGCTAAATTCATTGGTGGTGTAGCAATTGTACACGTAGGTGGATTTACTGAATCTGAAATGCGTGAAAAGAAAGATCGTGTTGATGATGCTTTACAAGCAACTAAAGCCGCTCTTGAAGAAGGTATTGTACCAGGTGGTGGTTCTGTATTGTTACATGCACGTACTAACATCAATGTTGAAGATATTGGTTCACAAATCGTTTATAATGCTTGTGCTGCTCCCTTTAAGAAAATCTTAGCAAATGCTGGTTATGAGCAAGAAGATATCTACAATGCTATTAATGCTGTAACAGGTGGCGATTATTGGTTTGGTTGGGATTTAAAATCATCTGATTTCGCTAACATGAAAGATGCTGGTATTATCGATCCATCTAAAGTAACTCGTACAGCACTTGAAAACGCAGCATCAGTTGCAGGTACTATTTTATTAACAGAAGCCGTTGTAGTTGACAAACCTGAAGAGAAAAAAGATTCTCAAGGTGGTTATGGCGACATGATGGGAATGATGTAAATTTAGATAATAATGAGAGACGCAGTAAATCTAATTGATAAGTCACTTCAAATTAAAGAAGTCAAGTATAAAATTAAAGAAATTTATTTTTTACCTGAGATAAATAAGCTATATCTTGGATTACAAAAACCAGATAAAGTAATTATTAATTATCAATACGAGGATTTACTGCCGTTTATCATTGAACAAATTAAGTTATGAAAACAGAAATTCAAGAAAAACTAGTTGAAATCGGTAGTCGTGTACCACCCGGTGATCAATGGGAAATGAGTAATGTTAATGCTATTCAAAAAGGATTAACTGACGCTTTAGAAGCATGGTTTCAAGTTAACACAGTTAAACCAAAAGCATTTCGTTTAGATTTGGCTCAAGGTAAACTTTATGCTATATTCTCTAAAGAAGTAGAAATCGAAGAACCAAAACCTAAAAAATATAACATTTACGGAGATTATGAGGAATAAAAAAGAACATACTTTATGGGTTGAAAAATATCGTTCACAAACCCTAGAAGACTATGTTGGTAATGAGCAAATCAAAACCACTATAAGTCAGTACTTAGGACAAAATGATATTCAAAACTTCTTATTTTATGGACCTCCTGGAACCGGAAAAACTACATTAGCAAAACTTATTGTTAATAGTTTAGATTGTGACTACATGTATATTAATGCCAGTGATGAAAACGGTATTGATACAATCAGAGATAAAGTAAAAGGATTTGCTTCAGTTGCGTCTTTTAAACCGCTTAAAGTTGTTATATTAGATGAGGCTGATTATATCACTATAAATGGTCAAGCCGCACTTAGAAACGTTATAGAAACGTATTCTCGCACTACTAGATTTATTTTAACATGTAACTTCATTGAACGTGTTATTGATCCTTTACAATCAAGATGTCAAGTATTAAAAATAGTTCCACCATCTAAAAAAGATGTTGCAAAACATATTGTTAATATTTTAAAGAAAGAAGAAGTAACTTATGAAAATCAAGATATAATTGATGTAGTTAATTATTACTATCCTGATGTTCGTAAAGTATTAAATACATTACAAGCAAGTTCTACTGAAGGTAAAGTAAACCTAGATAAATCTGTTTTAGCCTCTAGTAACTATAAAAATCAAATACTAGAAGAATTAAAATCACCTAGTACTAAATCATTTAACACTATTAGACAAATTTTAGCTGATTCTGGTTCAAATGAATTTGATGATTTATTTAGATACTTGTATGACAATGTAGAAGAATATGCTCCAATGTATATTAGTGAAATTATAGTCTATATTGAAGAATACCAATACCACTCTAATTTCAGAATTGATAAAGAAATTAACATTATGGCTTTGTTTTCTAAGATCCTTTCATTATCTTTGAAGAAAAAAGTGTTATGATGGAATTTATACTTCACCTAATCGGAATTTGCCCTGATCATTTAAGTCATTTTGATTTAACTGATTTGATTAATTTGTATTTTAATTTTAAACAAACAAAATGAAGCATTTCATTGTATTTTTAACAACATGGATAGCTAGTAATTTGTCTATACCTTTTTGGATGGTAGGTCATGTTCACTTAACTATGAATGTTTATGAAGATATTTATGAGATTTTGGCTTCATTCGGAATGAATATTATAGTAGCAATTGGATTTTATTTAGACTTTAAAAAATATAAAAATGAACAAACAACAACAAATGAATCTTAATATTGACATTAAGAACACTCGCCCTATTACATCACCAGAAGGTAACCAAGTATTTGCTGAAGGTGTTATTCTACGTAAAGTATCTCGTTTTGTAACCGGTACTCAAGAAGATGGAGTTATTCCTATTCCAATATTTTATGATATTAAAACTGGTAAAGTACTAGTAGAATTGTTGCCAAAAGAATTAAGAGCTGAATTCGAAGAAGAAGCAAATGACAATATTTGATTTTTTAAAACACTTAACCGGAGATAAAAAATCTTGGTCTTCATTTACTGAAGACGAACAAACACAATTCAATCCGTATATGGTTCATAGATTCGTTTCGATGTATGAACCTTATACTGAGATTGCTAACATAGCCCAAAGAATACCTTATACAGAAAAAGAAAAAACATACAAATTCTATCAAAACATGTTGCCTAAAAAACAAGTATTTTTAAAATACATTAAAAGTTCAAAAACAAAAATAAATGATGCGTTACTGAAACACGTTTCTAAGTTTTATGAATGTTCTTTAGGTGAAGCTGAGGAATATGTTTATCTATTACGTAGAGAAGGTTTAGAACATCTTTTGGGAAAAATAGGATTAGAGGATAAAGAAATAAAAAAATTATTAAAAGAAATAAAATGACTAAAAATAGTGATTTAAGAACTATAGAACCAGCTCTTCCATCAAGAGAAATTGAACAAACAGATTCAATTGTAGATTCAGTTATTGATGAGCATATCAAAAGAGCTCAAATGGGTAAATTAAAATACAATAACACTATGGACAGAACAGATCTATCCGTTATTGATTATTTACAACACGCTAAGGAAGAAGCAATGGATTTAGCTTTATACCTAGAAAAAACAATCCAGATGCTAAAAGGTAAATAAAATGGATGACGCGCTAAAGGAATATTACGGTTTTGGTACTGCTAAAAAGTCTAAAAAACCAGCAGGTAAAAAATTACCTTCAATTGTGAAGGAAATTAAAAAACATACTTTACCTGAGGTAAATTATGCTTTCCAAAAAACCATTTCCTTTAGTCAATTATCCATGTTTAGTAATTGTCCTCATAAATGGGCATTACAATATAAAGACGGTTATTACACGTCGGAAGCGTCTATAAACATGACTTTCGGAACAGCACTACATGAAACGTTACAACATTACATTACAACTATATACGAGAAAAGTGGTGCTGAAGCAGATAGAATTGATTTAGAAAAACATTTTGAAGAACGTTTTGGTGAAGTTTATTTAAAAGACTACAAATCAAATAAAAACATTCATCTTAGTAATTCAGTTGAAATGAGAGAATTTTTTGAAGATGGAGTTGCTATTTTAAAATACATTAAAAAACATAGATCAAACTTATTCAATATAAAAGGATGGTATTTAATAGGTTGTGAGGTACCTATTTTACTTAATCCTAATTATCAATACAACAATATTTTATTTAAAGGATTTTTAGATGTTGTTTTGTATAATAAAACATTAGATAAATTTAAAATAATAGATATAAAAACCTCTACTAAAGGTTGGAGCGATAAAGAGAAAAAAGACGAAACAAAACAATTCCAACTTATACTTTACAAACATTTTTTCTCTAAACAGTTTGGTGTTCCTGTAGACAACATTGATATAGAATTCTTTATTGTTAAACGTAAAATATGGGAAGAAGCAGAATTTGAAGCAGCCAAACGCAGAGTACAAGAATTTATTCCAGCTAGCGGAAAAGTAAAAGTAAATAAAGCAGTAAAAACAGTTGATGAATTTATTGAAAGTGTTTTTAATAATGATGGAACTTATAAAAATGTAAGTTTTTCTCCTAACCCATCAGCTCATAACTGTAGATTCTGTCCTTTTAAAGAAAATAAAGAACTTTGTGATAAAGGATTACTTTAGATAGATCTTAATATATTTATATACAAACAACAAATTAATAAAATTTATGAGTAAAAAAGAAATGACATTGACCTCTGTTAAGGTGCAGAGCGAGTTATTCGAACAATTCAAGATAGAATGTGTTCGTATGAAATTTTCCTTGCAAAAACTAAACGATAGAGCAATCCATCTTTACTTAACTGATCCTGAATTTAGAAAAATGATTCACGGTCATAGTAATTTAGAAATGGATTCTAAATAGTTTGGTTTTTAAAACAGTTATTATTATATTATCAATTATTAGTTATGACAGAAGAAAAATTTGGTTATTTACCACCTGAAAAAAGAAAAAAGATCCTCTTGATTTGTGACGACATTAGAGTCCACTCAGGAGTTGCTACAGTAGCAAGAGAAGTAGTATTCCACACAGCACAACATTTCAATTGGGTTAACGTAGCAGGAGCTATTAACCACCCAGAACAAGGCAAACGCTTAGATTTGTGTCAATCAACAAATGATGCTGTTGGATTAAAGGATGCTTCAGTGTTTATGTACCCTGTACATGACTATGGAAATCCTGATATTTTAAGACAATTACTTAAAATTGAAAAACCAGATGCAATTATGTTGATCACTGATCCAAGATATTTCGTTTGGTTGTTTAGTATGGAAAATGAAATTAGAAAACATATTCCTATTACTTATTTGAATATTTGGGATGATTATCCTGCTCCAATGTATAACAAAGCATTTTATGAAGCTTGTGATTTATTGATGGGTATTTCTAAACAAACAGTAAACATTAACAAATTAGTATTAGAAGAAAAAGCTAAAAACAAAATTATTCGTTACGTACCACACGGTTTAAATCACGAAATTTTTAAACCTATAGATAAAAAAGATCCGGCATTAGTAGAATTTAAAAATAATCTATTTAAAGGTAAAGAATATGATTTTGCTTTATTGTTTAACTCTAGAAACATTAGAAGAAAACAAATTCCTGATACATTATTAGCTTATAGATATTTTGTAGATCAATTACCTGCTGAAAAAGCTAAAAAATGTTGTTTAGTATTACATACAGAACATGTAAGTGAACACGGAACAGATTTAGATGCTGTTATTGAATTGTTATTAAACGATGAAAAATATAATGTATTATTCACAGATGCTAGACTTGACCCAGTTTCCATGAATTTATTGTACAACAGCACAGATGCTCAAATCCTATTAACATCTAACGAAGGTTGGGGATTAAGTTTAACAGAAGCTATTTTGTGTGGTAAACCAATTATTGCAAACGTAACTGGTGGTATGCAAGATCAAATGAGATTTGAATTTGAAGATGGTACTTGGATTGACTTTGATGCTGATTTCCCTTCAAACCACAATGGTACTTATAAAAAACATGGCGAATGGGCATTTCCAGTTTATCCTTCAAACAGATCAATTGTAGGTTCTCCTTTAACACCTTATATTTGGGATGACAGATGTACAGCCGAAGATGCTGCTGAACAAATAATGAATGTTTATAGTTTATCTCCTGAAGAACGTCAATCTAAAGGATTAAAAGGTAGAGAATGGGCTTTAAGTGATGAAGCAGGATTTACCGGTGTAGCACAAGGAAAAAGAGTTATTGAAGCATTTGATACTTTATTTTCAACTTGGAAACCAAGAGAAAAATATGAATTAATCAATGCAAACGAAGTAAAAGATAGAAAATTAACCCACAAATTGTTATATTAAAATTATGAGCAAACCCTTATTTATAATCAGTTCACCCTTTGACACATATTCAGGCTACGGTGCCCGTTCAAGGGATTTAATTAAAGCCATCGTAGAAACAGATAAATACAATGTTAGATTATTATCTCAACGTTGGGGAAATACACCTTTTGGATTTTGTGAAGACAATTCAGAATGGAGCTTTTTAACCAAATTAGCCCTTCCTGATAATATGCTTCCTAAACAACCAGAAATTTGGATGCAAATTACAGTACCAAACGAATTTCAACCAGTAGGAAAATACAATATTGGCTGCACAGCAGGTATTGAAAGTACTATCTGCCC